GTTGAATATTGCTATCTTGATGGCGCAGATGGTCCCGTGGTTGAAAGTGAAATAGGCTTTGAGACTGACGGCGTATCTTACAAAGTGCGTTTAGACTTTGGCACTAAAGCCATTGACTACAGAGGCATGATCAAATCTAACGGAGCTTAAACGATGAAAAATTTTGTTCAGCATGGCTATGTTATTTCGTTAACTGCACCGTATGCAGTTACTTCCGGCGACGGTATGTTGGTTGGTTCCTTGTTTGGAGTTGCGACCACTACTGCCGCTAATGGCGGTTCAGTGGAAGCGCTTGTGCGTGGAGTAATCAAAATTACTGCACTAAGCACAGACACAGGAACTGTTGGCACTAAAGTTTATTGGGACAACACCAATAAACGCATAACAACCACAGCCGGAAGTCATACCTTAGTCGGTTGTTTGACTGTTGCGAAAACCAGTGGTCAAACTACAGCTACAGTGCTTTTAAACGGTACTGTGGTGTAACGTGGCTGGCGCATTTGATAGGCTTGAAGGGTTGGTCAATGCTGCAATCAATCAGCATTTGACTAATCGCATGGTGACAATCAACGGCGTGTCTTGTCCTGCAATATTCGACAATGAATTTGTTGTTGGATATAGCAACACAGGCGCAGAAATAGCCACGACTGAACCACAGATTCAGGTGTTAAGTTCGAATGTGCCAACAAGCGCAATAGGCAAAACTGTTGTAGTGGATAGCAAAAACTACGTTATCAAATCGAATCAGCCAGACGGTACGGGCTGGAGTCTTTTAAAACTTGAGAGGTCGTAAGTCGTGGCATTGTTGCAAGTCAATCAGATTCTGACAGAGATTAAGGCGAGGCTAGAAACAGCGCCAGCAGTCTCTGACAACATCTTCCTTTTTAAAGACGTTGAGACAGAAAGCGGGGTTGATGAGTTCATTGTTATAGGCTTGCCAAGAACAAGTTTTGACCGTTTGACAATTGGATTAAACACGATTAATGACACAGCCTATCAGGCCAGAACACAAGTGCCTATAGACATAGTGACCAAGATTCCATCGGGTATGCAAATCACTGATGCAGTCGAGAGTTTGGCGAAAGAAGTGTTTTTGCGCTTATCACTAAACATAGAAAACACAATCATTGAAAATTCATCGTTTAGCTTGATGCAGTATGACTTAGAAAGCCATTCTGACAAGTTCGGACGAGTTTCTTTTGTGTTTGATGTGACAACGTATCTATCAGCAAATTTTGAATGAGGTGTAAAAATGCCAACTAAACCATTAATTGGCCGGAACGTAAAGTTAGAGGTTGCAGCGACTTACGGAACGGCAAAAGCAATCACTGCTATTACCAAAGCAAACCCGGCGCAGGTAACATCCAGCGCTCACGGTTTGACAGTTAACACAATCGGCTATCTGACTGATTTAGTCGGATGCGATGAGATAAACCTAATGGCCATGAGTGTTGGCAACCCATTAACCAACACGTTTGAATTGACTGGCGTAGATAGTACAAACTTCGTTTCAGCGGCCACAGCCGGTAACTTTACCCCTGTGCTTACCTGGAACACTTTAACGACTGCCACTAGCATTTCCGTATCAGATGCAAGCGCAACACAGATTAACACAACCACTTTGCTAGACGTTGTGGGACAGTCTGAGACTGGTATTCTTGCGGCTCAAACTGTAACTATGGAACAGTTAATCCCGTCAATCAGTAGCGCAGGTTTGTCATTCATCGAAAACGCTGCACTGACATCGACCGATTGCGTGTTTCGTGCTACATTTGCTTCAGGAGCTAGGATTATATGGAGGGGAGTGCCTTCATTGCCTGGTATGAACGTGGCAATTGACTCTGCAGTGACGGGCTCGGTAACAACCAACGTGCGAGGCAGGGTATTGAGGTTAGTCTAATGAATCATGATTTTTTGCTGAAGAAAATGCACGAGTTGCGTGAATCTTGGGTTCAACTTAAGGACGAGAGGTTAAAACTCAAGATACGCAGACCAACCAAGTTGGAAGTTTCTGTAAACGGCTCTAATTTATTTGGAGACAGTGCAGAAAAGGTGCATAAGTACATAGTAGACTGGTCAGGATTCACAGAACGCGACATCATAGGACAGGCTGGCGGGGATGATGCTTTAGACTATCACCCCGATTTTGTGCGCGAGTATTTGAACGAACACGTGCATGATATGTTCACCGTCATTGAGGCTATCTCAGAATCAATCAAAAGCAGCAACGCGCAAGAGGTTGAGCTAGAAAAAAAATGACCGATCTACTCGACGTTGTTTCGGGCGTTGAGTGGATTGAAGATGATCAGAGGCCGGAACTGGATAGATACGCTTGCCTGTTGTGGAAGGCTCATTGCATGTTGAGCAACGGAATGGGTGGACACGATTATGCGGGGTTACCTTATGTGTGCGGGATATTGGGCATTGATGACGTGAAGGACGTTATCCATGCCTTTAATTTTTTCAAGCAGAATGTGAAAAAGCATGAACAACAATCCCAATCTTAAAATACAGATTGATGGTGACATAGACCCACTAAGGGCGCGGATTGTAGAGGCCAACACTCAGATGTCACGGTTGGGCGCAGACATGAAGCCCATACCTATACCTGTATCTGTCAATACTAAAGACCTTGAAAAACAGCGTGATCAGATCACAAAGGCAATCAACGAGGCCAATACTCAAGACTCTGCCATGCAAGAGATGGCGCAGGCGTTGCGTGCTCGTTTGGTAGCAGAATCAGGCATTACGCGCGAGAAAGAAAAACAAGCTAGGATAAGTGACAGCATCGTTGCTAAAGAGCAAGAGATCAGAGGCGCAGAAAGCAAGCGATTAGCCCTGATGCAGCAAATATTTGCTTATCGGCAACTTGAAGCGGCAGATACTGACAAAACTAATAAAAAGCGCATACGTGAAATAATTGCCAATATTGAGCAAGAGAAACGGGCTCAAATCGTCATGATTAAAACCATGCGCGACGACTTGGGCAAACTTAATTCAGAAAAGAGAGAAAGCGAGAAGCAGGAATCTATAGCGGCCCGTAACGTAGAGCAGCAAATACAGGCCAATTTACGCGCAGAGAGAGATGCATTAAAGAAGATTGAAGCAGAGAAAAAGATAGCCAGCAAGGATGCTATCAAGGCTCAGATCGAAGAACAAAACGCAAACTTCAGGCAGCAAAAAGAACTGGCCGCATTGCAGTTTAGATACTTTCAGTTAGGACAGCAGGTACAAGATTTTGCGGTACAGGTTGCGGGTGGACAAAACCCGTTATTAGCATTGGCGCAGCAGGGCTCACAGTTAACGGCCATTTATGGTGGTGTAGGTGCTGCAATCAAAGGGCTTGGGCAAGGCATTGCCAATGCTGCAAAATTTGCATTGGGCCCTTGGGGGCTATTAATATCTACCATAGGCACATTAACTTACGCGTTATATCAGGCAGACAGCAACGCATCTAAGTTGCAAAAAGCCTTATTGATCAGTGGCAATGCCTCTGGTTTGACAAGAGAAAATTTAGATCGTCTTGTCGAATCAATATCTTCTATGTCTAGCGTAGGCAAAGGTAGCGTACAAGAGTTTGCGTTAGAGTTGGCAAAGACAGGTGTTATTACAAAAACCAATTTTGCTGATATGGCAAAGTTTGCGGTTGAGTTTGGTATAGCTACTCAACAGAGCGCACAAGAGACGGCACAGAACATGGTGCAACTTGCAAAGTCGCCCACGGAATTTGCAAAAAAAGCCAATGATCAGATGAACTTCCTCACTAACGAGGAGATCAAGCGCATAGCAGCGCTAGAGGCTAACGCACGCAAAGAAGAAGCAATAGCGATTATCAGAAACAAGTTCTTAGACGAGTTTCAAGGCAAATTTAAAGAGGCAAACAGTACCGTTCAAACCTTTACTGAAAAAATAGGTATTTGGTTTTCAAATATCAATTACGAACTTGGGCGAATAAATTTTGACAGTTTTACTAAAGCATTTGAGCAAAACCGACAAACAAAACAAGAGATTATCAATTCTGACAAACTTAAAAAGAATGTTTCAGAAATTGAGGATTTAAATTCGCGCATAGCAAAACTTAACGAAGAGATAACTAGCTTACAACAGAAGTATCCAAAAGAGGCAGAAGGAAAAGGAGCGGTTAATTTAGCAATTACTTCAAGACAGGAGAAGGTTGCTAACCTGCAGAATCAGAGAAACGTACTACAAAAAGAAGTAGATGATCTAGGCAAACAATTTGCAGATAAATCAGCGGCCATTGCGATTGAAGAAAACAAGGCAGAACAGAAAAAACAAGACGAACTGAAAAAATCTGCAAAAGCAGAGCTGGAGAAAATTAGACAGAGAGAAGGCAGAGCGAGAAAAACTATTAGCCCCTGGGCGCTTGCAAGATGCGTTAAATAAAGCAGAGAACGAAGCCAATCTCAAGAAGATAGAGATAAACAAAGAATTGTTAAAACAAAAAGGTGAGTTTTTAATCTATGACGATGCGGCTCAAAAGCGCATAGACGACATTGACGCAGAAATTAAAGCCAAAGAAAGACTGGAGGATGTAGAAGTACGCAGACTGAAGAAAATTAACGAACTGCTGCAAGGCTCGCGCAAATTTTCAACTGATGCGGCTGGACTTCAAATAGCCATAGACCCAGTGGCAGACCAGCAAATACAGAATCAGATCAATGAAAACAACAGAAAAATTCAAGAAATAGATAGGCAGTTTGGCGCGGACATATTAGAGGCGAACATTAACAAACGTAAGGAAGTGATACAGCAGTTTATTGAATCTTTAAACACACAGATCAATGAACAGTTTGTGGCGGTGGAAAAACTTAACAGCGGCTTAAATGAAATTCGGCAAGTCAGCGCGGGATTAACAGACCAGTATACAAAGTTGGGAATGTCTGAAAGCGAAGTTGCGACTTATGACTTCAATAAACGCTTGGGCGAGGTGCGCGATAACTTCAAACGCTTGCAAAACGAAGCCAGACAAAACAATGTGGCAGAGGGCATAATAAAAGAGAATGAACGCGCATTTGATGCAATGGTAGAGAAGGCCAGGGAGGCTTTTGATCAAATTCAGCAAGACGCACAGGACAAGCTAAACAACCCGAATAGAGGTGTGAGAGAGGCAATTAAGGCGTATCAAAAAGATGTGGGCGAATTGGGCAAGACTGCGCAGACAGCGGCGACTAACATGATTTCTATCTTGGAAAACACATTGACGGATGCAATTACCGGCATGGGCTTCTCGTGGAAAAAGTTAATTGACGGAATGATCAATGAGGTCATACGCCTTCAGGTGGTCAAGCCTTTACTTTCGTCTTTCCTTGGCACTGAATCTGGTGCTGGTATATTGAGTTTTCTTTCTGGCGGCGGCAGTGGCTCAAGCGCCAGCAGTGGCGGTGGAGTGCCCATATTTAATGATGGTGTC